AAGTTGTGAAGACTGGCCCGCGCCTCGCGACGTTTGAGTAACTCTGCCGCAGCTTCCTGCTTACTTACTACCGATAATGGCGGCGAGCTGCTCATCAGTCAGATCCTCCGCGCTTACTGTGTGATTATGCTGTATGGGCTCACCATCCTTTCCTGTATGCTCCAGCTTCTGCCTGTTCGTGTAGGCATCACCAACCTCTTTAGCTGCCTGCTCCATCAATGACGCTGCCAGCGCCATATTCCGCATTGTCTCGGCCTTCGTCATCATTCGGTCGAGGGCGCGCAGCCGGTACGCCTTGTTGGCGATCGGGATGTCGGCGATCTCGTTCTGGAAACGGGTGCGGGTGGCGTTGAACATTTCTACCCAGCGCGACGCTAACGCTTTTCCACTGGCCTTCGTGGGGTCGTAGGCTTCGACCTGCTGGCGGGTAATCTTTACCTTAAATTCTGCCTGGACAGACTCAACAACCTGAGAGGGAGTATCGAAGCACGCAAGCGCCTGAACTATGTAGGCTTTCACATCATTTTTTAGAGCCGCCATAATTCACCATTCGTCCAGGTCAGTCCAGGTAATCAAGCCAGTTTAAGCATGCACGTCCCGCACGCCCTGGCGATATCAAGGTGAGCCACTTCCGCAGGCCTGTTTGCTGCGTCCACCAGTTGTTGCACATCGTGACTTGCTCCATAGCGGCGAACGACGCCAACGAACTCTTCCACATCGTGGCCGCGCAGTTTTAGTTTGGGTAATCCACTGTCCCGGTAGAATTTCGGCGCACCGAATTCATCAGTTTCCTGTGCAATGTGGTACAGCTCATGCTCCACCAGCGCGCAGAACTCAAGATCGGAACACTGAGCGCAGTAATCAGCCGCCAGGGTGATGATGAAATCCGGTATACGACCGAACCATTCGTACATCTGTTGTTCCATCCGGGCCTTTTGCCATCCACCAGCGCGAATCATCACCTCTTCGCACTGGCCCAGTACCGTTCGCCCCTTCTTCGTGAATGCATTCGAAGCCCACATGAAGACGATGTCAGCTTCCAGTAGATGGAAATGGTCAGGGTTATGCAACATACCCTCTTCGCTGATTATGTGTGAGTGCAGCCAATCATGGACGCCGTCAGCAGGGATAAGTCGGATGTAAGGTTTGAAGTCCGGGTTATCGATAAACAGAAGTGGCGGATATGGCCGTTGCATTGGGCTTTCAACCATAGTGACACCTTAATTATTGAGGCACGTACGAGGCGCATAAAAAAACACCAGCATAAGCTGGTGGTTTGTTTTACCTGATATGGATGTTAATCAAAGCCCCCCCTTTTTATGAGATATTTCCCATACAGGATATTTACAGTTCCTTTACATTAGTAGCGTAACGAATATGCATTTGCATGCTCTAAGCAACAGACTGGATTTCATGTTGCTTAGAGTTTTTTCTTTTAATTCCTGATGATCTATCTCGCAAGCGGTAACAGCCTCCCGTGAAACCTATAACTGGTACTCTACCAGTTTAAGATAGGCGGCAAGCGCCTCTGCGGACGAAACATATCTGTCTGACGCAACATGGATTGCAGCCACGCTCCCGTTAGGTAGCGTAAACATTGCAACCCTGACAGGAAGCTTCAGTGCATTACCCTTCTCACGCACATATGTCATCCATTCAGTACCGGCAGGTATCTGAATCAGTTCAACTGGTTTTTTTCCAATAAAAAAAAGTACATTCACCATGGTTGCTTTTCCTGTATGCCCGGGCGCACAGCATATATGAATCCGGCAGATCGCACCCCGTACAAACGAAACATGGTAAAGATTAAGCTAAAAATTTAAATTTGTTCCGGCAGATCCACACCTGTCTGTCTGGTTCAGAGCGCGAAGTCGCAGGTTCCGCCAGGATAACTCCTCAACTTAACTTACTGACTTGCAACGTTTACAACAGGAGCCATACTGATAATGCCTGCCGAACCGGGAAGCCATCTCCGTGGCTGCCCTTGTTCTTTGAGAAGATGATGTGTTTGCACTATCTCCTTCGCCTCCTGTTGGAGGCTTTTTTTTATATTTTTTTGCTGCGTTGATGTTGTGAGGCACCAGCCAGCCTTTGCATAAACTGCACTGCTGACCGTAAATAACCCGACCGGGTGCTTCCTTTAAAGTATTTCTTGCAGGCTGGTGCAATATAGATATATTTCACGATCCCTGAACCAGAAAGGCATTTTATATGAAACACTTAATCGCTGATTTAATCGAAAAGATTGCTGATCAGGAAGCATCCAAAAAAGAATCCCTTGCCCGGCTGGATGCCCTGAAAATTGTTGTCACGGCTTTGTTCGCTAAGCTTGACTCGCAAACAAAAGATGCCATTCGGGAACACATCACCGATGCCTTTGAGAAATTAGCTGAGGAAAATTCATCAGACCTGGCCGATCTGGAACGACTGAAAGAAGCCACATCTGACTTACTGAGCCGAAAAATAGTTCTGCCGTCGTTCCCTGCCGAAACGGTGAGCTCACGGGATCCCCGCTGATAAAGCACGGTAAACTCTTTTTTAATTCAGGCACTGTGCCCTGATGTAGTCCTGCAAATACTTCAGGGCTTTCTGGTCGCGGATGATTCCGGAACGGATACCGAGAATGTTTCGTCCAGCAACGTCAGAGAGTTCGACGGTTCCTGCATCGCCCACGCTGCCGGTGGAGGTGGTGTAATCCTGGACGGGACACTTTCCTTTGACGCGCACCCGGCCACCATTATCGAGACGCTTACGCAGAGCATCATTTTCAGCATTCGCATCAGCAAGCTCCTTTGTGTATTTCGCATCAAGTGCCGCAACGTCTCGCTGACGCACCTGCATGTCGGTGATGGTGGCATTCGCCAGACTGAGCGCCTGCGCTTTCTCGTCACGCTGCTTTTTGTACTCAATGGCGTTGTCACGGTACCGGTTTACCAGAAAGGCCAGCGCCCCAGTAAGAACCAGCACCACCAGCGGAAACCAGTACTTCCTCAGCAGCACCTGGATCATAACAATGCCGCTCGTGCACGGTTGTAACGCTGACGGCGGTCTTCAATGCCGTTCTGACCGCCATTAATAATCTGCGTGACGCGGGCCAGGTCGCCGGAATAAAGCAGGCATCCGCTGGTGGCAAAGAACCATGCCGCTGAACGCGCCGCGTTAACGTCCTGCTCCAGCAGCTCAGGGTTGGTGACCAGGTCGAGTTTCAGCGCGGTACCGCATTTGGTGTAATTTGCCTGGCCGGTGATCTGAATCAGGCCACGACCGCGATATTTCCAGCCGTCGCCCGCCGCTTTGTTGCCCACGCGTTTGCTGTAAACCAGATTGGCAATGGCGCGCTGACGTTCCAGCGGTAACACCTTTTCATATGAGCGGCGGCCCAGCGCATTTGCCTGGTCCTGAGTAAGCCGACCGGCACGAACAAAACTCGCGAGGCCCGCCACGCTGTAATTCATGCTTTCCACCAGCCGGGTGAAGCCAACAGATTCATGCCCTGTCTGCGCGATAAACATCGCCTGGTCTGTCGGCGCGGTGATGCCGAATTCTTTCATCGCCGAATCGATGTGTGGAAACCAGCGCGCAGCTAATCCGGCGCTTATACCAGCCGCCTGCTGAAATTGTGATTGCTTCATTCAGACCTCAGGACATAGAAGAGCCGCGCCACATTCCCCCGTGCCCTGAACACGGCGGCGCAGATAATCAGGTTGATTGTCACGGTTGCCCAGTGGGTATGCAGGTAGGAGTCAAACAGGTACCGGAAAGGTACCGATGCATACGCGATAATAATCAGGTAGGCCAGCCATGACGCCCACGGGTTATGCCGCCCGCCTGGCTTACGGAACATCATCAGGCGCAGAACAATGGCGGCGCAGGCCACCACGTTCGTCACCACCAGCGGATCGTTAGTTACCATTGGTTCCCCCTCTCCAGCGTGCCAGCAGCTTTAGCGGGTCCTGTTCACTGAAAAACGTCAGCGTCTTGATTGCCACGGCAGACAAAATCACCGCACCGAGCGCGTCCAGTGGCTTGTCTGCGTAGCCCGTCATTTTTGCCAGCCACGAACCCACCAGCCCCGAGCCATACACGCCAGCAAAATACGAGACAACGAAATACGCAGTACGGCGAAAAATCGTCAGGTCGGCAGCGGTGGCCACGTAGAACACGGCTCCGGCAAACGCGCCGAACACCACGCCGTAATCAGTGCCGGTGAGTAGTCCATAAATGCTGGCGCCGGTCAGCGCGCTACCGGCGGCCGCGGTACCGGAAAAAGGTTCGGACATTACGCCCCCTCGTTAGTGGTGAGTCCTCTCAGGAATGAGGGGAAATAAAAAAGGCCCACCGAAGTGGGCCCTGATGCGGATGCCATTCCGCTGCTGTGGCGTTGGTATAAGACATGAGCCGAAAAATCGAGTTAATCGGCTCATTTATTGAGGTGAATACATCAGATTTACTTTTCGGCGCTATGACAGGGGTACTGATGCAATGCACCTCGCGAATACCCCTGTCGTATCGCCGGAAAGCAAAAACCCCGCATTAGCGGGGCTTTCGAATTTTTCAGATTGTCGCTTTTAGTTGCTGCCATTTTTGCGCAGCTCTGCCAAGCATGAATTAATTAAACACTTTTCTGGCTCGTTTTCAATGCTGCGGTGAAGAAAAAGCACAAACTGTAAAAATCACTCTTCCTCAGCCAGCAGCGTTCGGGCAGATAAAAACACCTTTGCCCTGAATATGTCCAGACACCAGCGCACCCTTCGCCTTGCTTCGCAGTCAGACAGCCACGGCGCTATTGACTGCAGATCTCTGGTGATATCGGAGATTTTCTTGTGTGTAGTGTAATACTGAACGCCAACCATATAGACCGGATCGTTCACATCCAGGGCAAGCAAAACACATTGCTCAACAAAATCAGCGTCATCATTGCGCAGTGCCTGGTCAATTATACTCACCGGGGCTTTAGGCCATAAAATGGCATGAGCACGATTCATAATATGCTTACCTTTAAAACCTTCACTTCTGGCCTGATTTAAGGCAGCAGTAAAACGCTCGAGCGCCTTATCTGACCAGCGACCACCTTTGATCGCACTCCAGCAGGCGTGTGTTCTTGGCATGCGTGGGCCCATATCCCCACTGACACTACACCCCCATGTTGTCAGCAATGATTTTATCCATCCTGACTGGATACAGGTTAGTGGCGTAAATCGTCCAAGGTAGCTTTTGCGCGGAGCTGCGGCAACAGCGCCCAGTCCCATATAATGCTGCCGGCGTTGGCGCGGTGTCATTGTGCAACCCTCACTGCTGTTCTAATGTAATTTCTCAATATGCGGTAATCCGTCACAACCGATCCGCGAAAGCGGTAAATCCTCAGGCGTTGCCAGCGGAGGCGGATAACGTCCATTTTGTAATTTTCTCTGCTCACCACTTTCCCCCTCTCGTTTCGAACCAGTCCAGGACGTACCCGATGACCAGCAGGGCGGCCCAGCCAATCTGGTAATAATTTTCAGTAGTCATGCGGCCTCCTGCTGTTTCAGTTCTTTGAGTTTTGCGCGGTACTCGTCTCGGATGCGGATGTAGTCGTCACGACCCCACTTCGGTAATTCGTGCGGGCCCATAAGGGCATCAAAGCGGGCCTGGCCGATTTTGGCGATCAGTGCCGGACGGTATGCCGTCAGGTTTCCGGAAAGGTGGTTATTACAGGGGGCACACTGGCGATGGCAGTTGTCTTCGTTAAAGCGCAATTCCGGATTCGCCCCGGTCGTGCGAAAGTGCCCGGCATGATACTGACCGTCGTGATGTCGACCGCAACTGATGCACGGGAGATGTCGATCGCGATACCGGATGAAGTCGTTAAAAGCCTGTTGCGCCTGATTTCGGAAGTGACTTAGAGGTTTCACTGCCTGGCGGCGTTCAGCGGCACGTTTACGCCCTTCCATTTCGGCTTTCTTCTCTGCCTTGATCCGCTTTGCTGTTTCTTTCACCTTCTGCCTTGCGCGCAGCTCCAGCGCGTAACGGGCACCGTGTTCGGGTGAACACCACCAGACGTTGGTATATTGCGGGTGAAACCATTCCCCGCAGGTTTTGCATTTGCGACGCGATTTTTTAGCCATGCTCACCCCGCAAAATTCATCAGCTGCGCCGCGGCGTTCTCGGCCTCACGCTGATCGCGAAAAACGCGAGATAATATCCAGCGCCACAGCACATCCAGCGCGGCACGGTAGAGTTGCTGGAACTCGGTTTCGTCCATGCTCGCGAAAGAAATGCTGCGGGGATGTTTGCGAAGGGTACCGTCAGGCAACTGAATGGTATCGAAATGCCCGGCCTCGATAGTTACCCAGGCACGATATGCGTCGAAGGATTTGCACAGGCTGATGCCGTTTATTATGCGGCGACTGGCAACCTGATCCAGGTATTGCTCTGCGGCATCCATAAGCGCGCTTTCGTTTCCCCCGAAAGCTGCAAGGTATCTGGCGTAACCGTTAACCAGTTTGCGCTCGTTGGAAGATATTGCGCCGCCGGCAGGTTCCCAGTAATCAAAACCCAGATTGAGAAGTGCGAAAAATTTACGGTGAAATGCCGGGTTGCGTAGCTGGCGGAACTCGGCTTCAAGTACCGCACCGAGCTTACATTTTGAATGCAGAAAATCGCTGGTCTCGGGCGTAGCCGGGATCAGGATTCCTGATGATTGCTTGATTAATTGCAAGTGCGCCATGGTGTTCACTCCGTGGCGCTTTGCTGCTCCGATTCCGCTGTTCAGGCGGTAAGTAGATTATGGCAGTCTCTGCTTGCGAAGGTCAATAAGACCTGCCTCGACAGCCATTTCCAAAAATTCATTCATAGTAAGCAGGTGTTGTTTGTCGCGTACCCTTTCCAGACTGGTAATCCGGCCCTCTTCACAATTCACAACGAACCGCCCTCCCTGTCTGATTATGTCTACCGCTTCGGCGATGTCTAAATCCACAAAATCCCCCTGAGCGACATACAGACGCAATTGTCG